AGGGATCAGGCTAGGGATCAGGCTAGGGATCAGGCTTGGGCTCAGGCTAGGGATCAGGCTTGGGATCAGGCTAGGGATCAGGCTAGGGATCAGGCTAGGGATCAGGCTTGGGCTCAGGCTAGGGATCAGGCTTGGGATCAGGCTAGGGATCAGGCTTGGGCTCAGGCTAGGGATCAGGCTTGGGATCAGGCTAGGGATCAGGCATATGTAGTGTCCGCTGTACTTCTTGAAGGCTACGAGACTTCAGAATGGTACGCCTATTGTAAGAAGCGCTTGGATATATGGGAAGCAGGATATGGTGTACTATGCGATATCAACGGAGTCTTCTATGTGTATAAGAGCCTATAGATAATATAGTTGTCAGGAGTATAACATATATTCCTGACAAAGTGCTTGACTTCACAGCGTTGTACTATGTTCTGATTATCTTTTTTTGTGAGGAGATCAATATGCGCACGTCGTTTCAGCTTAAAGAGACTCCATGGCCTCATGAGATTTACTTAACTAATGCCGATGCCGAGGAGGCTTATCGTATGGGAGAGGCCCCTGATTATTGTGTGGGCATAGGTTCATTACCTAGAAGGATATCCTGTGGATTCTATGCTGTTGAATTAACGTTTTTGGAATGGCTTGATCAATACCATATAAAAATAGCTTGACTTCTAGGTAGGATTGTAGTACACTATTGGTACGGAGGAACTTATGGTACAGGCTAGGCCGTTCGAGATTGATGGCGTTGTGGTTCCGGGTCACTATGTTATCATAGCTGATGACGTGGTGTTGCTTCAGGCCGACTACAACATCGTGGCTATGAAGCGGGATGGGAAGATGTATGTGGATAGATCACGAGTAGTGGATGGTATGCTACGAATAGGGTGCTACAATTCGATTGCATTCTTTTTTGGGCACCATGAGTTACATACTAGGCAGTTTGAGTGTGCCGATCTAAACAACGGAGACCTGATCCGTTAAATAAAATTTATTTTCCAGAAAACGGAAAACCGACAAATGCGCTCGGGATGGAAGATAAACCGACAAAGATACTAAGGAGAAAGACTATGAAGAGATCAATTGAATACCGATTTGAACAGAAAATAAAGCATGGAGAACTGAAGAAAGTAATACTTTGTTCAGAAGCAGGAGAAGAAATTCTCTATCAGAAAAACAATTATCGGGAAAGAGATTACCGAAAAGAATGCAAAAACTGACAAAAAGAATAAGGATAATTAGTAAAGATAATAAACAAAGTAATAAAAACTAAACGTGATATTGCCAGAAACAAAAGGTAATATCACGTTTTTTATTAACTAATTTAGACAAAAGATTAACTAATTTAGTCAATAATAATGTTAAATAAAACTAATATATAACTAATCTAATGTATAATTTAATTAACTTTATGGGTGTTTCTTAGCTCTAGGGGGGAGGAGTAATGGTGATACTATTATAATGTATGGGATGTTTTTGTAACTTATTTTTGAGATGTGTTTGAACTTTTTCTTTTATGTTTGATATGTTTGTTTGATGCACACGCGCGAGAGGTGTACTGGTTCTTTTTCTATGATCTTAATATAACCAATACAGTTACTCGTACAGTCTATTCATATATAGTATAATCTTTATGTAACAATAGACTATACTAAAAGCCTATATAGTGATTATTCTATGTAAAGATTCTATAATATATAGATTCTAGTGATTATCTATATATTATCTTTTAATTACATTCTTTGTTCGCTCATTATCATACATGGAACATATATAAAATTGATCGAATAGGCGATATAGATATATATTTATTGAAACGTATTAGAAATATATGCTATATATGGAAGATAAAAAAAAAACGTTGAAAATGATTAAAATTCGCTTGACAAGATATTGATAGTATGGGAGTATTGTGGTATCTTATTAGTATGGAGGATCAATCATGTTTATGACGGGAACGGTCAACGGAAAGCGTATAGCCTATGACAGTGACTATACGGAATTTCTAGTTCAGGTCGGCAAGGGAACGAAGGGAAGCTATAAAACGCGATATAGCTTTATAGGTAAATTGAATCAAGCCGTTATGTATTACAATGCTATCAATATCGGCAACGGTTACAAGAAGCGCCTTTATATGCCTTCTTGCTCAAAAAATCCTATTATAGCGAAAGTGAGTAGCTAACATGTCAATACATAGTTACATGGTAAAGACGGCTACTGGGTCGGCTTATGCTGGAACGGATAGAGTCAAAGCGCTTGACGTATACTGTCAAGCCGTGGTACACTCGCCACGAGCGGAGTATATCGAACTAGACCGCGATGGTAAAATGGTTAAGCTCGATCATGGAAGGAAGGCAGTATGAGCGAGTCAATGCACTATAGTCCGGCGGAAGCGTTGACGTTTAGGATACGCGACAAGTTATACGCTTCCGGTGCGCCGTCAATTAGCTGGTATAATATGGCCGCCGCCGTATATAATACCTTGCACGAATTCGCCCATACGCTAAACGTCGGCGATACGTTCGAGCTTCCTAATGGTTTAACCGTTCGCGTGGAATTTAAACCGGGCGAGCGAAACAAGGCTTGACACGGTATATCGTGTTATGTAATACTATGGGCAATGGAGGGACGAACATGATAGCAAAGATAGGGAACCTTAACGACAGTATTAGCAATGAAGGGTCGAAAGCCCGTGACAAGGAACTAACAAACGGGATAAAGGTTATTGATAGCCATAGTAAACGAGAAATTGTGGATTGTCGGATATACATGGGCCGTAGTAGCTCGGCTAGTACCGTGTATTGCAATATATGGGTACGGCGTGCCCCGTACGGCGCGGCGAGCGGAAAAGCGGGCGGATATGGCTATGATAGGAAAAGCGCCGCCGTATCAAGTGCGATGGATAATCTCGGCGTCAAGCTCTATCAGGATGACGGCATAAAGCCTGCCAGTATAGCGGGCGTCGGTGATGATGCTATCCGTACGGCGTTAATGGCCGTAGCCGTAGCACTAGGGTATAGCGTGGATACCCTGATATACGTGGAATGTTTCGCGTAAAGATACGCTAGGATTGCGCTATAGAAATATAGCGCTTTCCTAGCCTATTTTTATAGGTTAATCTTTTTCAGTGGAGGCTATACAATGAAACGACTACAGACGAGAGCGAAACTTAACATAGGCATTTATAGTGAGGCTACGCTCAGACCGTTAGACCTATGCGGCGCGTTCGCCTATGAACTAGCGAGCTTGCGCTTGTCACGGCGTGAACGTGCTATTATCCGCGACATACTAAAAAAACTAGAAATTGAAACGGACAAGCCGTACACTGAGCGCGACGGATACGCGCCGTACTTTCGGGATGCGTACGAGGATATGATAGATATTATCGATAGGCATTGCCCAAAAAATGCCTATTTTGGGTCAAGCGTAGGCGACGGCGCTTGTATAGGAATATGGAAAGATACGGGAGAGGAATAGTATATGATTGATATTATTTACTATCACAAGGAAGGCATGTTATATATAGAGTGTCAGTCCATGCGAGCTAAAAAACTAGCACGGCGTACGCATAGGCTAGAATCGGCATATGTCGAGGACGCGGAGGACATTAAAAACTACAAAGAATTCCTATCTATAGCATTGCTTTATGATATGATACTAAAAGATATTGGATTTCTACGGTAAAGGGAGCGTGATAAAATGATAACCACGTTCGAAGCGTATTGCAGGGACTATTGTACTAAAGACAGTAAAGAAATGATGAAATTCTATGTCAAGCGCAATAGTGAAATTTTCCTTACTGCCTATGCGTTATCATGCGGCTATATCGACGTATGGAACAATGGCCGATATGAAATCATGCTAGACTATAGCAACGAGACGTATAGGCTCAGGGTCCGCTATATACCGCAAGAAGGTGACATTATCGGCATGAGAGGGCTTGACTTCATGTCTAGACGGCTTGACATAATACGCAAGAAGCAAGTACAATATATTGATATGGTAAGGGAGGCTACAAAATGATCGAAGCAAGAAGCAATTACGGACGTTCATTGATACTAGAAGGAAAGCATCCTCGTAAGGAACTACTGGACAAGCTCGGCGAGAGCCACGCGGAAAAGATATACCGCAATAAGAAGGACGGCCGCACGGTATGCGTAGGCTATATCGTCCGTGGCGAGTGGTTTACTTTCTATAATCTTACGCCATGGGAGGTTGAAGCATGAAGTATCTTTTTATAATCACGGGCCGTCGATGGTTCCAAAAATCCTATGGTAATACCTATCACACGGCGACGATGGAAGTGAGGGACGAGAACGGTAATACAGTCTACACGTATAAATCAGGCGAGCGATACGGCTACGGTGAGCAATTCATAGTCACGGCTACAGAGTATTTTTTCAAGGCTGGATACCTTGACGGCTTAGAATATCATAGCAACGGGAGCATAGAGCCGTTATATCGCTACTGCGAGCGTATGGGATATCCTAGGCCGATCATCAATACGATAGACGTACAGAGGGAACGCGATTTATAGGTTATTATAGTACAGCGTATGTTATACTAAGTTTATGTTTCTTGATTAACTAAACAAGTGTATAGTATAAAAGCGAAGAATTCGTGTAGAAATATGCGATTTTTTCGCTTTTTTATATTATCGCTTGCAATGGTTTAGCCATAGGTGTATACTCTGTAGTATCAAGGTTAGATAAGGGAGGTTGATATGGTAGCAAAGCAAGTTAAGGTGACGATATCACTACGCGAGGAAACGTACGGAACGTATATAACCGGTCAACAATTAGTGACGGCTACGTGGAAGAATGGCAAGAACGCCGGACTATGGGAGCTGTTGCCGGTTGGAACTACGGTAGACGAGGCTAGAGTTTATATACAGAATTGGGCGACGGCCGCTGGAGTTATTATTATAAAGGAAACGGTTTATTGAGATTTTAAGGCCCTTATACACAAGGGTATAGGGGTTAAAGCGCGGACGTGACAAGGCGTCGGCTTAGGGGGGACCTAGATTATGAGTAAGTTTATTGAGGCTAAGTCAAGAGCGGACGCCATCGAGCGCATGGGCCGAGACTGGTATAAGATGGTTAAGGTAACCGGCGGATGGTATTTTTTCAATTCTCGTACTGATTATGAGACATGGAGGGCACAAAAGTAACTAAACAATAACCATTCTAGAGCCCTTATACATAACAGTATAGGGGCTTTTTGTATATCCAGCTATTTAGACTATACCACTGTACAAAATACAATAGTTTCATAGTTTCCAAATATTGCAACCATGATAGTAATTTATTATCATGATAATATAGTTTTATCATAGATGTCTACTAATTTATACAGAGAATACTATAAATTATAGCATAGGGTAGTATACAGAGGGAGAATAGTATATAGGGTATAGTAGACAGTAGACATATAGGTTAGAGCGTAGCGGGCGGCTATCTTTCTTATTCCTTGACGATTTTTCATTTTTCTATTGACAAGCAATCTTTGCCGTGCTATAGTCTATATATCGAGATTATGGAGGATCAAATGAACAATAGCATAGCAATGGACGTCGCCGTTACTAACTTCGCCGACAAGCTAAGGCGCTTTAATGCTTCCAGCACTACCACTGCTAAGGTAGTACACAATAGGGAGCACGTCGTATCTATCTATCATCAGGAAGAGCGTAAGGCCGTCATATATGACAAGGCCGCTACACTGCTAGTTAAAAGGGGCCAATAATGCACAAGTATATTAAGCCCATTGATCAGTATATCGCTATGCCTTCAGGCGATATCGTCAAAGTAATACAACGTGCTGGGTATGATATACCACTAGCCATAGGCGAGACCGTACTTGTACAATGGAATGATACTACCATGATAAAGACACAAGTAGTACGCATTGCTACACTAGGGGAGTATAACGCACAATGGCAAGGCTTATGACATATATACTAGGCTTCTTAGCCTTGTGTATCATAGTTGATCGATTAGCCTACTGGATAGGCAGGAGGGATTAAGGCATGCAGACATATCATATTCAACGCAATAGACCAGAAACAAGCTATGCGGTATGCTATGACAATGGCGCTAAATATGGCGACGGCTCAACGTGCTATAGGGTAATGCTATGCCATACGGAAGAGGCTTTACAAAGGGAAGTAGCGGCGCTGAAGGCACATGGGTATATAGAGCGGAATCCATAGTCTACTATACACCATAGCATAGTACCCTAGCCCTATCGGCTAGGGTTTTTTATGCTTCAATGGTATGGTATATATAGGGTATGGTATATATAGGTGAGTGGTAGGACGTGGATAGTATGCACTATAGATATATGGCGTATGGTAGTAGTGTAGTGGTATGAGTATAGGGTATAGATAGGATAGAGTATGTATAGCATAGTGGCAAGGTGTGGACATGATCGGCATAGGGGCACCCCGGTGCCCACCCCTCCCCCAGAAAGTGAAGCCACCTAGCGCCACACCAAAATTATCTCCCCGTGTGCCCAATCACGAAGCTCCCTGTTCTACCCCCTATGTGTAAATTCCCATTCCCTGTATAAAATTCACCCCACCCCTATGCCCCTTCCCAAAATTTTATATAAAAATTCATTTCTATACGGCCTATACCCTTTAGGTTATACTGTCAAAATAACCCCCATAAGGCATACTGGCATGAAAAGGTACATCCTATAGGGGTAAAACGCCGTGGTGACAATCCTAGGGGCTATAGCGGGCAAAATAAAAGCCCACCGTTTTATGGGTGGGCCTACAAAGGGATTACAGATACTTGAGCATGAACTCTAGTGCTTCCTTGCCGGTATCGAATACATGAATGGATATGGGAATACCAGATGCATTTGTTTCCTTTATTGCAATATCTATGGCTTCTTGCCCGGATGATGCCAGTGACGCTAGGTATGTATATGTGCGTTCCATACCACAGAAACCATATGCTGAGGCGGCAATGGACTTGAGAATGTATGGGCAATTTTCCCAAATACCTACGTAGTGCTTATTCCTGTCATAGACAATCCTGTCATAGACAATCTTCTCTCCCTTGAGCACAGCCACTTCAGCTTCCAGATCGGCTACACGCTTCTGCAAGGCTTCAATATAACTGTCATTCTCGAACATCTCGTCTGTCCATGACCACATACCCCTATCTATATCTATCCTATAGGCTGATCCATCGCTGTTCATTGACTTAATAATGACGCGATCCCCCGCATACACAAACATTTCTGGAATCATGTCCAATTCGCCGCATAGTATACGTCCAAACTCATCCTTCTTCTGTGCGTCAATCCAAGCCTTCGACCTGATCCGTACTGTGTCCCCCACCTCATGCTTCATCTTCAATCTCCTTTCTTGTAAATCGATATTGCTCCAGTGCCATGTTGTAGGTCTCACACGCACATCCTTCACACTCCTGTACCTCGCTACATTTCGTAGCCTTGTCGTATGGGCATTGTTCCAGCTGTTCCACAGGCACCTCCATGATTTGTAGAGTGTACTATAGGATTGATAAAAAGTCAAGCGAAATTGTACTTGACTTTTGTAAAAATTAGTGATACTATCCCCGTACAACGAAAACAAGGAGGACAAGGATATGGTAGCGGCTATTATGTTGGTTTGGCTTGTGTTAGCTTTGGTATCGTGGGCTTTTATGTACGGAGCTACTATGAATGATGAGGAGGAGGAAATATGAGTCTGGAACTAAGCGGAGGATTGGATTGCAAAACGACTTCAGGGTATAATGGTGCCGGTTTTGCTAATGGCTATGGAATCAGGCTTGGTGAGGAATATATCACCCCCGAGGATTTTGTAGAGTTCGTCATGTATGTAATGACGAATACCGACCTTGCTCCCAATGATCCCCGTAGGGAATTGAAGGAGCGGTTGTCGGGGCTGATAGAGATACCGGGCTTCAATAGGGGCAACGTGCGGTATTCTCAGGCACCGGAGAAGTTTGGGCCAGATTATCGTGTGTTGGCCCCAGATGAATTTCCTGAGCCGGGAATGGAGGTGTAGGATGGACGGTAAACTAGACACGGTGCGCGAAGCGCTTATTAAGTTACGGGATTTTGCTAAAAGACTTGATTGCGATTATCAAGAGAAGTGTACTCCGGGAGAAGATGATATGTGCGAAAGTTGTAAGCATGTATATATAGCAGAACTCGCCCTCGCCGCCCTCTCCGCCATCGACCCCGACGCGATCAAGCGGGAGTGCGCGACCAATCTTATGGAAAAACTAAGGCCAATCATAGACGACATGGATTGTACGTGTGGTGGTGAGGCGGACGACTCCGATCATTCATACGAGATTTGCGGATGCTGGAAGCACGAACTACTCGACATCCTTTCCGCCGAGCCAGCGCAGGACGACAGACTAAAACCATTTAACTATGACGACGAAAATCCGTGCGCGTCATGCAGGGCAGATGATCCAAGCGACTGCGAAGAGTGCGAGACTATCGACACGGATCACGTTGATAGCGGATGGAAGCCTAAGCCAGCGCTAGAAGCATTTGATAGAATATGCACTACGCTACTCGACATAAAGGCTCAGCGCGACGAGTTGCTGGCGGTTCTTGCGGACATAGGAAGCTATACCGGAGAAGGCAGACTCAATTCAGCGTGGCAGTCAATCGTAAAAAGCATGGGTGAAAAAGCTCGTGTCGCCATCGCCAACGCCGAGAAGGATAACCTATGACCTACCTATGTAGTCCCGGTCGGTATGAATTTCGTGGTGCCCATATCGAGCTGTCCGGTATCGGTGGGCCATGGGCTGTGAAAGATAGTGGTGATCCCTATATCCGATTGCCGCGCTATGTGTCAGAGTCCCTTGATGCCTTCTGTAAACTGCCAGAAGAAGAGTTAGAGCAGTACCGTGTTGGCGGCGGGTGTATGGGTATTCCAGACAAAGGAGTGAACAATGATTGACATTGAAGAAGTCGTAGCCGATAATGGCAGTATGATGCGGGTATGGAGATATGCCGATGCCCCAGAACTACTCAAGGGTCTTGTGCATGATTCGACATGCTGTGATCTGGTAGTCGCTGTGCCTAGTGAGAAGTTAGGCATGCTGGTAGACACTCCACTTATGGATTGGATGTTTGGCGATTATATTGTCCCTGAAGTACACGATCTGGGAGAATGGATTATCTATTTCGTGTTTCATTAAGCTATAGTTTCATTACTACCTAAGCACCCCTAACCGGGTGCTTTTTTGTTGCCTACGGGGGTACTTGACAAAGTTAAGAAAGTATGCTATGGTATACTCTAATATATAGCACTTATCTTATATAGAGGAGTTTACTATGGGACGGACTAAAGGTCTTACTGATGCGATGATTATAGAAAAAGAAGGCGGCATCGCTAATGCTGTTGAGATTATGGGTACTGATGAGAACGGAATACCGACAACGATTTGTGGTGTAGATATACTTCGCTACAAGCTCACGAAGTTTGAGGTCGAATTTGTCATCGAGTATATGAACAATGGCATGAACGCTGTCTCTGCCGCGATGAAGATATTTGGCCTAAAGAAGATGGCGGCGGCTAAGGCCAAGGCCGCATACCTTATGAACAACGGTAGGGTATTCCCCCTGCTTCAGCTACTCCTAAAAAATAGTGTTAGTTCTTCTTTACAGTACAGCCCCGCTCTGCTTATGACGAATGTACAGACATGGTTACAATATGATATCAATAAGTATTATACATCGGAAGGTGATGCTATCCCTCTTGAAGAGATTGAGGAAGAGGCGCGTCAGCTTATCAGCGGTGTAGACTATACCGTCAATTCCAAAACAGGTGAGCGCTATGTCACCTATAAGTTACCTGATAAGTACAAGGTTCTGCAAGAGCTGTCATCTATCGTGAAATTCCTCCAGACGCTTACGACGGTTAATGTTGAGGATGAGTCTGATGCCGAGCAGAAGCGCAAGGAGATTTTCGGCAAGTATACGAATCACACCCCGGAGATTGAATAATGGCTATAAAATATTCATGGGATGATATTGCTACTATCAGGGAACACCCCCATATTCTTGGGCTACTTGGGGGTAAGACGCTCCTTACTGAAATGCACTCAGATTGGATTCGGTATATATGGGACACCAATCAGGATAGGGCGCTCAAGGCCCATCGTGGTTCGTACAAGTCTACGTCGATTATCGAGTGTGGTGTTCCTTGGCACCTTATGTGGAACCCAAATGATCGTATAGCCATTGTCAGAAAGACCTATACCGCCGCCGCTGAAGTGGTGCGTTCCATATCGAATCTTATGGAGCACCCCCTAATCCGTCCGATATTCGAGAAGGTATGGGGTTCAAAGTGGAAGTTCACTACCAAGCGCGAAGGCAAGTTAGGGCTTTCTGTCAAGGAAACCTTCACCCCCCAGCTTTCTATAGAGGCGCTGGGCCTTGATTCAAATATAACGGGAAAGCATTACGATAGGGTGATATGCGATGACTTCATTGATCTGAATGATCGTATCTCTGAGGCTGAACGAGAAAAGACAAAATTACTTATTCAGGAAATTCGCGCCAACATCATCGACCGTGACAAGCCCACGTCATTTATTGGTACTCCGTGGCATAAGCATGATGCGTGGACGATTCTGCCTCCAGCGTTGGAATACCCCATAGACAAAGCCCATCTCGTTACGCAAGAGCAGATAGCCCGTATCAAGAGCACGACGACACCGATTCTGTATGCTTGTAACTACGAACTGCGCTTTGAGGCAGAGGATGACCTTATCTTCAAGAATCCTCATAAGGGTACATGGCACTACGACGAAGTGAAAGACGTAAAGGCACACGTCGATGCGGCGTTCAAGGGTGATCACTGGAACGCTCTTACAATAATGGGACGGATGCCAAATGGTAGGCTCAATGCAGTTGGGTTTGCTTTCCATGGGAACATCAAGGAGTGGCTTCCGTTTATCTGCCAGAAACTTATCCAGTATGGTGCGAAGAGCCTCTATGTAGAAGATAATGCTGACCGTGGCTACTCTGCTGACATCATAAGCCAGAATCCGAATGTGAAACGGGACGGTATCTGGGTTGAATCATACTTTGAAAAAATGCACAAGGAAGTCAAGATACAGACCTACGGCTATGAAGTATGGCCGATTATAGAATGGGCGAATGACACCGACCCTGAGTATATGGAACAGGTGTGTGACTGGCGTGTGAAGCAGGAACCCGATGATGCCCCTGATAGTATGGCCTCTCTCATTCGTGAAGCGGGCTTTAGTACCGTAAGTGACTGGTCGAAATCAGCTATTTGGGACTGGTAACTCTCTCGCGGGTCACAAAATAGGGGGTTGACAAAATCGCAAAAATGTGCTATAGTGTCTTAACATAAGAGATTCACTATATAGTGGAGGTACTACGGTGGACGATCTATTCCCCGATACAAATATGAAGACGGATTCTATCGGAGTCTCCCCTACGAAAACCAAGGCTTCGCGGTCAGATGGGTGGGGGAACGTCTTCACGGGTCTTGGCGGTAAGAACGACAAGTCAATCTATACGAAGTTTGGCCGTTCTTATATTATCGACGATGATACGTTATCTTACATTTACATGGGTGATGGCCTCGGTGGGCGTATTGTAGACGTTGTAGCTGATGATATGACCCGTGAGTGGATATATCTTGGTGAAGACGAGGATGCGAATGCACTCAAGGTCATGGATGAACTAACTCGTCTCAATGCGGAAGAGACCTTTAATCTGGGGATCAAATGGCAACGCCTTCTTGGTGGAGCCATTATCATCGTAGGTGCTATGGATGGGCAATCTCCTGAGAAGCCCCTCAAGATGGATAAGATCAAAACCATCGAATACCTCAAGGTAGTAGACAAGACCTGTATCCCGATCACGGAATGTATCTTCGATACTGACCCGCGTTCGTCTACATTCGGTCAGATTCAGATATACAAAATTAACTACTACATAGGCACACAGATCGTTCCTATGTACGTACATGCGTCGAGGGTAATAGCCCTTCACAATGATCCTGTTCCGACGAGAATAAATGGCATGGTCGAGGCTAGTACGCGGCATTGGGGCATGAGTTCCCTCCAGCGTGTATATGACAGCCTGAAGGATTTGGGCGGCATCACGCAGTCTACGGTGAATATTCTTATGGAATTCATCATAGGCAAGTTCAAGATTAGCCACTTGGCAGAAATGCTTGCCTCTGGGCAGGAACAGAAGGTCATACAACGCCTTGAGGTAATGAATAGGTCGAAGAGTGTTATCAATGCGGTGTTGCTTGGAGATGATGAAGAGTACACAAGAGACTATGCCACACTGGCTGGTCTCCCTGAAGTCATTGACCGTTTTATGCTTCAACTCTCTGGTTCTACTGGTATCCCGGTAACGCGGTTGTTCGGTCGCTCCCCTGCTGGCCTTAATGCTACAGGTGAAAGTGACCTCCGCAACTACTACGATTTGATTGAGGCCAACCAGCGAAATAAACTGCTTCCGGCAGTACGCCGCTTGGTTATGTTTATTTGTAGCTACATGAAGATTGCGAAAGCTCCTGATGTGAAGTTCAATTCACTCTATCAGCTTTCCGAGGAAGAGAAGGCGAACGTTGCCAAGACGTATGCTGAGACTGAGAAGATCACCGCTGAGACAGAAAAGATATACACTGATATGGGGGCTAGAGACCCTGCTGATGTAAGCAAGGAGTATGGCTGGGAACCCGTTGATGCAGAGGACTTTGAAGACCCGGACGCCGATCCCGATATAGAGGACGACAAAGATGAACCCAACAAGCAAGAATGAGTTCCAGATACTTTTTAAGTATCACTGGAGAACACTGACAAAGCGCCAGCAGACAGCCCTTCTCAAGAAGAAGCCGAAGCGTTGGTACTACCCTATTGCCATAGAGCATACCTATGCCGAGAACATATCGAATTCCATGAAAACGATTGTCACTTCGGTGCTCAGTAGGCTTGAGGGGCGATTATCTACATGGATGCGAATGAACGACCATAACATCAGGATGGATAGTCCCGACGAAGAGCTTGAAGCTATTCTGAAGGAAGTCGAAGAAGAAATAGCCGTTATGTTCACTACAGGGGCATCCTTGGGCTCTGTGCTGGACTATGTAGAAGCGGTCGCTAATCGTATCTTCGGCTTTGAGGAGATACAGTGGCAGTCTCAGATAGAGGTTGTTCTTGGCACTCCGTTAAAGACAGGGGCTCCATGGTGGCCTGAAGCTCGTAGGCTATGGGTGAATGAGAATCACCGGCTGATTAAGAGTCTATCACAAGAATACATCACGAAGCTCAATACGCTTTTGACGACAGGATTCCAGTCTGGCTGGTCATACGAAGAGATGGTTAGCGCTATTCAGAAGCTATCCAGTAAGATCACCGGCTACAGGGCTAGGCTCATAGCGCGAGATCAGGTTGGTAAGCTACAGTACGCTATCACCCGGAATCAGTTTGAGTCAATCGGTATGGACGGTTATATTTGGCTCACAGCGAGAGATGAGCGAGTGCGGGGGAATCCCAGTGGACGTTACCCCAAGGCAGTCCCCTCGCATTGGATCATGGACGATAAGGTCTGCAAGTTTAGCGACCCGAATGTATTTTCAGAAACAGGGGACGAATGGCTACCTCGATATGCGACTATGCCTAACGTGCATCCGGGACAGGCTATTATGTGCCGCTGTACGAGTACCCCTTACTGGCTTCCCGTTTTACGCGAAGCGATAGGATCAAAACTCTAGGAGGAGTGCGATGCGATGTACGCCGGAATTGCTCAAGCGTATTCAGGATGCCGTTGAGGATATTGAATACGGAACCGTAAAGATCACTGTTAATGATAAAGGCACCTACACGGAGATTAGCGTGGAAAAGAAAGACCGGGTATTTAAGGTCTCGTCTGCGCCATATCACGAGGGGTAATAAAATAGGTACTTGACATTTTTTCGTTTTTGTGCTATAAGTTATACAATACTTATATGCGTATCACGATATATAGGAGGTGCTATATGCCTTGTGGCACGGGAAAGAAGAAACCCAAGCCTGATAGCCCTAAGCCGAAGAAGAAGTAGGTGATATATGGCTAACAGATTTGACACGATTCTAGCCCCCGATTGGATGTACACAAAATTCGAGAAGACACCCGAAGGCTTTCTGAAGGGTCGAGCGGTTATTTGTAGTACAGGCATTTACGAGTACCGCAGAGCCGATGGTTCCATTGTGAAGGAGCTTCGATTGCCTGAAGAGGTATTCGCCCCCGCCTTCCTTGAATCACTCAAGCTCAAGCCGGTTACGCTCGGCCATCCCGATGAGATGGTTACGGTTGATAACGTTCAGAAGTACCAGAAGGGCACGCTGGGGGACAATCCTTCTAGTCCGGGTGGAACTGAGGGCAAGCCTAATATGGCGGGTGGACAGGCTGGGTATCAGTTCTACAGCACCGATATGTACCATGTAGCCATCGACATGATTATTCACGATGCCGATACGATACGTGCGGTTGAGGATGGAACTGATGAATTGAGTGTAGGGTACACTTGCGATCTTGAGCAAGCTACACCGGGAGCGAGATTCTTAGGACAGACCTATGATTATGTTCAGCGTAATCTGAAATGTAATCATGTCGCTGTGGTACCGAAGGGGCGGGCTGGAGATGCCGCCCGCATACGTTTGGATTCCGACGATGCTATACTGGTAGATGCCAGTGAGTATTCTAATATGGACACAGGAGGAGGCAATATGCCCGACTTGAAAGTTTTTAAGATTGACGGAGTGGAATACTCTGCCGAGGCTAGGGTGCTGGAAGAGCTTCATACCGTTACGGTTAAAGCGGACGGACTACAGACGAGTCTTGATGCGCTGACTACGGAGAAGACCCAGCTTCAGGCCAAGTGCGATTCCGAGAAGGATCGCGCCGATGCCGCCGAAGCGAAGGTCAAGGAGCTTGAGGCCAAGAGGCTCGATCAGGCCGTGATTGATGCCGCCGTAGCGCGTAAGCTCCGCATTCTTGATGCGGCCCGCGTTGCTGAGGTCGAAGTCACCGATGGTATGGCTGAGGTCGATATCCAGAAGGCCGTCATTATGAAGGTCTTCCCGAAGGCCGTTCTTGATGGCAAGGACACTGTGTATATCGATGCGCGGTTTGACAGCGCTATTGAAGCGAAGGCGATTGAGGCCGAGGTCAACGCCGATGCCAAGACCCGTGAGCTTAATGGTGGTGCCGAGAAGCACGTTGATGCCGCTGAGGTTGTGGATGCGTCGAAGGCTCGTGAGAAGTACATTGCGAACCTGAAGAACGCTCACAAGGTTGACAGGAAATAAGGAGGAATAGATGGGTGCTTATGGAACGATGGAAGCCGCTATTCTCGGTCTTCCCTTTGGTCTGGACTTTGAAGTTGAGAGCTTCCCTGCCGCCGCCGCGATAACGGCCGGTCGGCCTGTATATCAGACTCCGGGTACTCCGGGATCGGTTCACCCGACCTATGTGTCTGGTGATGTTTTCTTGGGTATTGCTCTGTTCGATCAGCGGGCGTCTAATGACACCGTTGGTACCTATGAGCAGTATGATGTGGTAAACGTTATGACCGAGGGTCAGATTTGGGTACAGGCCGCCGCCGCTGTTTCGACTGCTCCGGTTGCCGCGTATGCTACGTCTGCCGGTCTTTTCTCGCCGACCGCTTCCGGTAACTACAACGGTGGTTGTATGTTCCGTGGCAATCAGGCGACGGTCTCTGGTCTCGTGCTCGTTGAAGTCAACGGCCCGAAGCTGGTTGCGTAAGTTGAAGGAGGAATAGAATATGCCCGCGAAGTATGATGCTTTCAACATCGACGCCAACGAATCGGCTTTCTTCAAGCGTGAGCTTGAGGTGGTTAAGTCCAAGACGTATGATGTCAAATATAAGCCCAATGTGGCTTTTAGTCTCTTTCCCATTTCCAGCGAGGCTAGTCCCGCCGCCGAGGTAATTACTTGGAGGCAGTTCTCGCGTGTTGGTATGGCGAAGATGGTTTCTGACTACGCTCAGGATTTCCCTCGTGTGGATATCTACGGTGTAGAGTACTCGGTTAAGCCCAAGGGCCTTGGCGCTTCCTATGGTTACTCCATAGAGGAAATTCGCCGTGCCGCCATGGCTGGTCTGCCTCTTGAGACCCGTAGGGCTGAGGCCGCTCGTAGGGCCATCGAGGATAAGATGAACTATATCGCCTTTAACGGCGATACGGCCACCAACCTCAAGGGCTTCATCAACTACTCTGGTATTACTGAGTACACCGTCGCTTCTGGCGGAACTGGTGGTACGAAGACGTGGAGCACCAAGACTGCCGATCAGATTCTTGACGATATGAACGGCATAGTGCACGGTGTAGTTTCTGCGACCAACGGTATTGAACAGCCCGATACCATGCTGATGCCGCTTGAGCAGTACAACCTCATCACCACGAAGCGTCTCAGCACCGATTCTGATACCACGGTGCTTGAGTACTTCCTCAAGACTAACCGCTATATCAAGCGGGTCGAGTGGGTTACTGAGCTGAAGACCGCTGGTGACAGTTCTACTTCGAGGATGATGGTCTACGTTAATGACGCGAACCATCTCAACCTTGAAGTGCCCCTGATGTTTGAGCAGTTTGAGGCGGATAAGAAGGCTATGAGCTACTCCGTTGCGTGTTATGCGAAGACCGCAGGAATGGTCATATTTTTCCCGGCTAGCGTGGCCTATTCCGACGGGATATAGTTGGTAGTCTACGGGGATGGGATATAAGTCCCATCCCTATTCCACCAGAAGTTCGATATACGGATTTGATGGAGGTTTCATGGGATGTGTTTATTGCGCTACGTGTCTATCGAACGGCAAGCAATATGTTGGTAAAACCAAAGTAGAACTTGCTACTAGACAGACACAGCATTACAGCCAAGCAAAGACAAAGCGTCGATGCTTGTTTCACAAAGCACTTAACAAGTACGGCAAGGACGCATTTCACTGGGACATTCTATTTGAATCCGATGATGAACTTTTGCTGTATCAGAAAGAAAAAGAGTTTATCGCCTCGTTAAAGACGTTTGTTCCTGATGGGTACAATTTGACCTCTGGCGGTGATGGCAACTACAACGTTCATTTCGACGATGAGTGGCGTGCCAAGAACCAACGCAGGGCGGACGCATTAGGGCGTGCCGTGTATTGTGTAGAAACAGACACAGTATACATTTCGTATGCTGACGCTGAACGTGCTACAGGGGTGCCCCAAACTACTGTGAGGGGCAGTTGTAGATCAAAAAACCATTTGACCTATTGCAAGATTCATTTTTGCTACGCTACTGAAGAGGAAGTGGCTTACCTGAAACAGTTGAAAGCGGATGGGCGGTTAGAAAAGAAGCTAGAGCGCTCTGCTGGTTTTGGTGAAAGAGTTAGGGCGGGGCTTCTCGGAATAAAGCATTCTCAAGAATTTTGTAAACGGCGTAGCGAGATTATGCTAGCAGATAATCCTTGGAAGGGTAAACATCCTTCAAAGGAGACATTGCAACTTATGTCCGAAAACAGAAGGGGCAAACTGGTTGGTGTAGATAATCCCAGTGCTAGAGCAGTGCTATGTGTAGAATTGGACAGAACGTTTCCGACTATGAAAATAGCAACACAGGAACTAGGCTTACCTATTAAGGCGGGCTCCAACATTTCCTCTTGTTGCTCTGGCAAACTAAAGACGGCATACGGCTATCACTGGAAGTATGCGGATACGATTTCTTCTCCCATAGCGGAGAACAGTTAGTGGATATACCACAAGGAGAACATGATGATAGTAAACTGGACTAAGGATAACGCGAAAGTCATTCCGGCGCATATACCGACCGCGCTTGACCCGAGTTCAAACTCGCGCTTCTGTACGCTGGCTCCCGGCTATAACGATGTGCCTGATGAGCTGTGGCATGACGCCCGTACGTTTGTTACTGATGATATCGTCAACGGCAAGATCGTTGAAGAGTGGGTGAAGGCCCCCAGACCCGAGAAGCCTGAAGACCTCCCGCTGATCTGGTGTGAGCTTGAGGATGGCCGTGAATCCAAGTCGATTCGTATACCGGCGAAGCTCCTTGATATAGCTCGCCCCGGTGTGATTAAGCGCGTCGTAGAAGGAACCTTCCATCCGGCTACGCTTACCAAGTGGGCCGACGAAGAGAGCCGCCCTGACGTACAGGCCGCGCTTCAGAAGCAGATCAAGGCTGTTGATGCCGGTGAGATTGTAGGATAAGTAGGAGAGTGCCATGACACCGGAAGAGTACATCGAGCTAGTCTGCCCTGCACTGTATACCAGCACAGTAATGTCAGGTTACATTACGATAGCGTCTGGCTTGACCTCTCCCGCGTTTTTTGGCGATCAATGGGGGCTTGCGACTGCGTTGCTTGCCTCCCATGAATACTTCCTTAGTATATCGCGTGGTGGTCAGGCTGGAGTTGAGACCTATAAGATGGAGGGGCGTTTGGCACTGTCTACGGGTGGTGTAGGCGTTCTTCGTGACCCGCTTGACCTAACCAACTATGGTATGCGATACAAGGCACTAAGGCAAAGTAGGATGGCAGGAGTATCCATTACGGACTCCGCTATTGTACAGACTTTTTTAGGGGGCTAACCTATGGTGTTTAATGAATTTCAGGAAACACTACAGGTATGGCGACGGATGCCACCCTCTGGTCTGTACGATGATGCAGTGTGGACATTATTTACGACAATAAGCGGTAGAATAGAGCCAATATCTGTTAAGGATTCTTTTTTGAATGATCAGACAATGGCAAACGCAACTGATATAGCTTTGATCCCTTATGAGTATCGAGATTCGGTACAGACGGGGGATGGTGTTATAGATGAGGACGGGATACAACGAAAGATCATCGGACAGCCTGAGCGCTGGAAGTGGATGATCCCCCACGTTGTTTGCACACTTGAGCGGGCACAGTGGGATTTGGGGGGCTAAGATGGCCTCATATACACATAAGGCTGGCGGCACAGTAAAGTTCACTGGTGCTCTGGCTAAGGCGAACTTTGAACGTGAACAATCCATTGTTATGCTTGGTATGCTTCAGCGAGCGGGTAAAGAAATCTCGGCGCTTATGCGAAAAGAAACTGAGCCGTATGATTTTGAGAAAACACTATCACAGTCCATTACATGGCGTACTTCCAAAAATAGTGGCAATATTCCCAATCCAGAACACATGATTGATGCCCCCACTGCTAATAATGCAGTGGATATAGGTAGCCATGCCCCCCATGCTTGGTACCGTGAATATGGCGCTGGCACCCATACAAGTAAAGAAGGCTCTGAGGCGTTCCTTGCCAACATGCGTGCGTGGGTACAGGAGAAGATCGGGATAAACCCGGATGGCTCTGATGAAGAGCGTGGTATATTCTGGGCAATAGTAAAGAGCATCCGTAATGGCCCCGATGCACAGAGAAGTGAACAAGGTAAGAAACCGTTTGTAGCTCCTGTTGAGCCGGAGATACCGGGGATTGCTTCTCAGATATCACAAGATGCACTAACACAGATGTGGGCGAAACTGGAAAGGAAGTACAAGCCATGATACTACAAGATTTGTACGTGTACTTCAAAGCGGACGCTACACTATCTGGCCTTCTCGGCAGTTCTGATTCGATCTATAGGATACAGGTTCCAACGATAACTGGCACTCCAAAGATGCCGTGGGTACTGATGGAAGTTACTAGCGGTTCTCGTACGAAAATCTCACAGACGAAAATGGAAGAGATAGCATACGCGAGGATATCGGTCGATGCTGGCCCTACACAGATAAATAAAGGTCAGCAGATAATAGAACGGTGTCAGATGATGCTGGAGAATCTTCGAGGCGTAATTACTACCGCAACAGATGTGCATGTGACGGTGGGAGCTATACGGGGATGGGCTGGCTTTAATGAGGCTTACAGGTATCAGTTTGATGCCACAATACGTTTTATAGAGGATTACACTCAACCTAGTTGAGTAACAGGAGGACTATATGGCCGAAAGCGCGCTTAACAGGCTTATTGGGGCAGACGCATCGCTTTACAAGATGACGTTCGGAACCCCGCTTGCCACTGGTACTATGACCAGCGGCTCATGGTACATGATCGCATCTATTTCCGGCACTGCTACATTTCCTGCTGGATATGTAGTCGGTGATCTATTCTTGGGTAAGGGTCAGACGCTTAATGCTGGCAATACAGCTTCGCTTGCCACTTCGACGATAGTATCTGATTGTAGCTCATTCTCGATGGAATTCTCCCGTGATGAGATTGACGTGACGGTTCTTGCCGATGACATCAAGAAGTATCGTCCGGGCAAAACTGATCTTTCGGGTACGGTTGAAGGTATCAATTTTATCTCCGAAATGAACAAGGATGGTTCAATCCTTAGTCGATTTATGAAGTCAGTATCCGCCACAGCCGATAATACCGCCACGCTTCGCACTGTCGATGCTTCTGCGCTTTATGGTCAGTTCTATATTCAGGACGACACCACGACATCAGGCGAGACCAGCGCGTTCCTGTTTGGTCAGATTGAGCTTTATGGTTACAATGTTGGAGCATCCGTTGGTGATGCACAGTCATGGTCTTCAAACGTTCGATTCATAGGGGCAGACCCTGTGATGTACTTCAAGGCTAATAGTTAATAGCCTTCCATATCCATAAGGAGGATATACCCCTATGATTATTTCAGTTTCAACCAAGCGTGAGTTCACCCCTGAATTCAACGGTAATCGCAAACTTCCTGCCAATGAGCAGATGAAGATTATCCACCGTGCCCCCACTGTAGCCATCAAGGAAAAGCTCTTCCCGAGGAAGTTCGAGTTCGATGGCAAGGGTGAGGTTACAGGTTCGTTTGAGGTTGATCGCAAGAGGATTATTGGTGCCCTCACCATTGATCTTATGAACATCGAGTACGAGGGTGATGACGAGAAGAAAAAGATAACTACGGTCACGCAGTTGTTTGATGCGCCGGTAGAGTTTGATCCTCTTATTGAGGAATTGTACAACTACTACAACAGCATACTGAACGCAAGGCCGAATGAAAAAAACTAAGAATAGCCTACCGTCTCTTCCACGACGGTAGGCACAAGGACGTGTACCGCAAAGAGAAGGGACACGTCCTTGTTCTGGCTAAAGAGATCAACGGTGAAGATGTCCTTGTGACTCGTGATGAGGTGCAAGGATATGTAGCCGATAAAGAGTTCCTGTACTTCCTCTCCATCTATCAATATACGAAGCTGTGGGGGATGCCCAACGGCAATGGATGGGCGAATGAGCCTACGGATGTATTGGACGGACTGACGGCATTGGAACTGGAAGCCAAGTCTATAGAACATGAACAGATGGAGAAAAGCAGGAACAAGGGTGGGGCTAGTGGAAAGTCGCTAAACACTCGGTCACAGCAGATTTAGGAGGCCCATGATGGCGGCTGGTGCAGTTTATACACGACTTTACATTGAGGGCAATGAGTATTTTATGACCCTCAAGAAAGCACAAGCTCAGACGCAAGAATGGGCTAAAGATACTACCAAAAATGTTAATACTGTCGGGCGGGATTTTGCCAATCTCGCCCGTTCTGTTATAGGGATCACGGCATCGTTTCAGGCAGTAAAAAAAGTAGTATCGGAAGGTATTGATTTTAATAAGTTTGTTTCGGAGCAAACCGCCGCCTTTGCTGTGATGATGAAGTCTACCGATGATGCCAGAGCAAAGATGGCAGAATTGTATAAGTTTGCTGTTGAGAGTCCGCTGACGTTCAAGGAAACGGTTAGTGCCTCAAAGCAGTTATTGGCGTATGGATTTTCTGCCGAGAGTCTAGTAAATAATATGGAAATGCTGGGAACAGTGGCGAAGGCTACTGGACATTCCCTTGATGATATATCGTATGTCTATGGTACCTTGAAGACGCAGGGTAGAGCGTATAGCCGCGACCTTATGCAGTTCGCTATGCGTGGTATACCCATTTATGATGAACTAGCCAATGTTATGGGAACTACAACGCAAGCAATAAAGAAATTGACTGAACAAGGCGCTGTTGGTTTTGAGGAAGTAGAAAAGGCGTTCAAGAACATGACCGGTGAAGGTGGGCGCTTCGCTGGTATGATGGACGCATACATGAAGACCCTAAGTGGCCAGTTGAGTATGTTTGGTGATATTGCCCAACAGAGTGCAGGAAAGATAGCATCTGGCACAACCACGGCACTCACAGAAGGTATTGGGGGCATCATGGATGCCCTGAAGGATTCTAGTGGGGCATTCACCAATCTAGGTACAGACTTGGGTATGGTTGCTTCTGCCATGTTAAGTGTGGTCGAGGCGGCAATCAGACTGACCCCCGCCATTGTATTGATTGTAAAGACACTTATAGTTGGTAAGATACTTCAGATGATAACGAAGTTGCCGGGGCTGGTATTGGCTGGAAGTGCCGCGTTAAAAGCAATGACGATAAGCATTATGAGTGTCAATGCCGCGTTTAGCACACTAGGAACTGGTGCTGTATGGTCGCTGAAGCTAATAGGTGGTCAGCTTGCTGTACTAGGTACGGAACTTTTAGCACTTATGGCTAATCCTGCATTCTTGGCTATTGCTGGACTAGCGACTGGTCTAGCAGTCACGGCTACCGCTATGGCACGCGCTAAGGCCGCTGATGTATCATTACG